GATCTAAAATATGCTTATCAAGAAGGCGGTAAAGCTGGAGAAAGAAATGGTTCTATGAAAGACCAAATGGAAGGTTTAGCCATTTCTGTATCACCTGTAGTTGTTGAAAAAGAAATGATGCCAGAATCTAAAGAGATGAAATCAGATAGTGTTATGGAAGATGACTACATAGACTTTATAGTCTCACAATCCTTAACATCTGACGAAGAAAAAATGTTAAATAAAGAATTAGAGCAGAATGACGAATTAAGCATGGTGTTTGATAAAGTCATGGAAACTGCTTCAGAATTTGCAGGATCTGGTCCAGTTGAAGGACCGGGTTCAGCAGTCTCCGATTCCATACCCGCAAGGTTATCGGATGGTGAGTTTGTCTTTACTACAAAAGCAGCAAAAGAAATTGGAGCTGATAATTTACAGCGTATGATGGATGATGCGGAAGCTAAAGCAGATCAAAGACAAAACATGCAAGAAGGTGGAGAAGCCGAAGAAGAGAAAGATACATATGGTAGACCAATTATGGAGTCTGATAAAGACGAAGAAATTAAGAAAGCCATGTTAGGTGTTAATCCACGACTTGCGTAATAGGGATAGAGCTACCTTTTAACTAAGCCCTCTATCAATTTTAAATAACCGAAAGGCTACCTTGTCAAGACAAGCCCTGCGACACGCGCAAATTATAGCAGCTACCTTGTTAAGAAAGCCCTGAGTAGGAGTAAAGAAGATGACTAAAGTACAGAAAGAAGAACAAGCAAATCCATATAATGCTAATAAATCATGGCATAATGTTAAAGAAAGTCAATTTGTATCCGCTGATAATGTGTTCTTTAAAGAACCTAAAGTTAGTGATAGTAATGACGAGAAAGTTGAAACAGAAGAAGTATCGCAAGAGAAACCTTCTAAAAAACAAGGATCGAATTACAAAAAACGATATGATGATTTAAAAGCACATTATGATTCTAAACTTGAAGAGTTTAAGGTTAGAGAAGCAGAGTTACTAAAAGAGAAACCTCAATATGTAGCTCCAAAATCTCCTGAAGATTTAGATAAGTTTAAAAAAGAATATCCTGATGTATTCGATGTAGTAGAAACAGTTGCTCATATGCAAAGTGAACAGAAGACAAAAGATTTAGAAGATCGTCTTGCTGCACTCCAACAAAGAGAATCTGAATTAATACACAAAGATGCAGAAAAAAGATTAATGGACAAACATCCAGATTTCGATAATATCAAAAATAGTGATGATTTCCATGGTTGGGCAAAATCTCAACCACAATCAATTCAGGATTGGATTTATAAGAATAGTAGTGATGCTGATTTAGCTAGTAGAGCTTTAGATTTATATAAGCGTGATACTGGATTAGATGTTCCTCAGAAGAAAACTAGGTCAAATTCTAGAAAGACTAAATCTGCTGCTGATATGGTTTCAACTAAAACAACTGCTGTTGAACCCAAAGAAGCAAAGATCTGGTCAGAAAAGGATATTGCGAGAATGTCTATGGATGAATTTGATAGGTATGAAGAAGAAATTAACAATGCTATCACCGAAGGCAGAATCGCAAGATAATAATTATTAACTTTTATTTTACGAGGATAACACAATGGCAAGCAATACATCGGATCAATATTTTGAGCCAAGTACAGATACTAATGCTAACTTTGCTAACTCCGTAAGCACACAAACTAATAGTTACTTCCTACCTGCAGTCTACTCTAAAAAGGTTTTAAGCTTCTTTAGAAAGGCTTCGGTAGCTGAAGCTATTACAAACACCGACTATGCTGGTGAGATTACAGCTTATGGAGACTCAGTAAAGATTATCAAAGAACCTGTCATATCTGTAGATCAGTACGAAAGAGGTGCTGATGCTACGGCAACTAAACTAACAGATGCAGAAATCAACCTAGTTGTTGATACAGCTAACGCTTTCAAATTTATCGTTGACGACATAGAAGCAAATATGTCTCATGTTAATTGGAGAGAGGTAGCTTCTTCTTCTGCAGCTTATGCATTGAGAGATGCCTTTGACTCAGGCGTAATAGCCGTTATGTTTGCAGGACTTTCTGCTTCTAGCCCTAATCATGTGCTAGGTTCAGATAACGCTACAGACTTAGCTGCTGGCACATTTGATGGCACAGGTAATCTTGACATTGGCTTTGGAGCTAGTGAGCATGACCCAATAGATGTTCTGTCACATATGGCTCGTCTTTTAGATGAGCAAAATGTACCAGAAGAAGGAAGATGGTTTTTAGCATCTCCTGATTTCTATGAAGTTCTTGCTTCAAGTTCATCAAAACTTTTGTCAGTTGACTACAATGCAGGTCAAGGTTCAATCAGAAATGGTTTAGTATCTTCTGGAAAATTGCGTGGATTTAGTATGTACAAGACTAATAACATTGCCGACACATCAAATGCTGCCGGAAAATGTTTAGCTGGTCATATTAGTTCTACAGCAACTGCTCAGACTATTACCAGTACTGAAGTATTACGCGACCCTGATTCCTTCGGAGATATAGTACGAGGACTTCATGTATATGGAGCTAAAGTACTTAGAGACGAAGCTTTAGTAGGTGCGTTCTACGGAATTGACTAAAAACTAAAACGATTTGGGGAGTTATTCTTAGCTCCCCTTTTCTTTATTATTAACTTAGGAGAAAAATAATGGCGAATCCAGTATTTAAGATTAGAGATACAGGAAGAAACTCAGCAAGAGCCGCAGATGTACAAGAACTTGCAGATCATGTTGTCCAATCATGGACATCAGTAACAACAGGAACTATTGCAGTAACTGATGATACTAATACAGATGTAAGTTTTACACAACCTGCCGACACTATTATTCGGGATCTTATAGCCATACCAGCGGGTAACATCGTTACAGGTGGTAGTAGTGGTAATGATGTAGACTTTTCACTTGGAACTTCAGCAGGTGGAACTCAACTTATTGCAACTGAGGCTATTCTCGATGATGGAGGATCAGCAGTAACTTGGACAGCTAATGTACCTTTGTATATTATACAAAATTCACATGGTCATGCAGCTAACCAATTTGTAGGTACATCAACTACAGCGGGTGTTGTAGGTGGTCCAGCAACTTCAGAAGCTATTGCTATTGCAGCTACTTTGTATACTGCTTCAGCAAGAACTTTACATGCAAGATTAACTCCAATCGGAGCTGATTTAGCAACTGCTGCTACAACTGTAACTTACTTAGTTTGCTTCCTACATTTAGGAACTTTACCTGATTAATGGTGTATAACTTATGCCAATGATAGGTAGTGATAAGAACCCGGTAATCCTAAACGGCTCTGGTGGAAATAAAAGCACCAGAGTCTTAGGGTTATTAGGTAGAAGGTATTCTGGTTCTAGTAAAGAGAACTATGAAAAAAACTATGACAGGATATTTAAAAAGCAAAAAGGAGATAAGTAATGGCTACTACATACTTAAACCTTACTAATGAAGTTTTAAGAGAAATAAATGAAATACAATTAACATCTGGAACTTTTGCAGGTGCTATAGGTATTCAAGCCTTTGTAAAGGAAGCTATTAATAGATCCTTATTTGATATAGCTAACGAAGAACCTCAATTACCTTTCTTTGCTGCAGCAGCTAGTGGAGGTACAGATCCTTTTTATGGAAATGTAACTGTAGCTAGTGTAGCAGGACAAAGATGGTATACTTTAAAGTCTGGTAGTTCTAGTATAACTACAGATTATTCCTCTATAGATTGGGATGATTTTTATCTGACAACTATTAATGTATCAGGTGAGTCAGCTCCTTTTGTATCTAGAAGCTTACATTATTTAGGCTTAACAGATTGGAGAAGACACCTTAGAGATTCTGAGAATGCTGATGATGCAGATACACAAGCATATGGAGAACCTAGATATGTTCTTCGTAGTCCTGATCATAGAAAGTTTGGTTTAAGTCCTATACCTGATAAAGTATATAATGTTCATTTTTATGCTTATTCAACACCAACAGCTCTGTCTTCTCATAGTGATGCAATGGTATTACCTGATCAATATGGTCCAGTAATAACTGCAAAGACAAGATACTATGTACATCAATTTAAAGAACAATTACAACAAGCAGCTTTTGCTATGGATGATTATAAAAAAGGTATGAGGCATATGAAAAATAATCTTGTTAATCCAGATCCAGTAAGAATGACAGATGATAGGACATACTTCTAATGGCAGCAGCACAACCCTATTCTGTATCATTACAGGGTGGATTGGATAAAGCTTCTACTACTTTAGAACTTTTAAAAACTCCCGGTACTGCTACAAAATTAGTAAACTTTGAAGTCTCTACACAAGGAGGCTATAGAAGAATTAATGGCTATAGTCAATTTGGAGATGGTACAAGACCTAATAGCTCTAATGATATAGAAGGCTTAAAAGTTTATGCAGATGGTGTTGTAGCTTGTTCAGGAACTAATATTTATTTTAGCCTCGATGGAGATAGTTGGTTACAGCTTAATAAAGGAAGTGTATCTGGAAGTGGAGATAACTATAGTACTTTTACTGGGCGTACTGCTGTTACTAGAACTTCTCAAAGTAAAGCACACTTTGCAGTCTTTGAAGGTGATAGTATTTATGGAGAACTAATTGTTACTGATGAAGGCTCTGGAGCTAAACCTTTCTATTTTAAAATGACAGGTACTGGAGTATTAACTGGTAGAACTTATTTTGCAAAAGAGATAACAGTTAGTGGAACACATTATCCTAAATTTTGTGTTATACATGATAAGCACTTAGTAGTTGCTGGAGCTGCTACAGCTTTAAATACTATATTCTATAGTGGTACAAGTGACATAGATGACTTTACATCTTCAGGTTCAGGTAGCATTGTACTAGATGATCAAGTAGTTGGTCTTAAATCTTTCCGTAATGAGTTATTTATATTTTGTAGAAACTCAATTTATAAGTTACAAAACATAAATGACGCTAGTAATATAGCAATAGTACCCGTTACAAAAAATGTAGGCTGTGTAGATGGTAAGACAATTCAAGAGTTTGGTGGTGATTTAATATTTTTAGCACCTGATGGATTTAGAACTGTTGCCGGTACTGCAAGAATTGGTGATATAGAATTAGGAGTTATTAGTAAAAAGATACAGCCTGTTATAGATAGTATAATGAGCAATGTTAATAATCTTGAATTTAGTAGTGTAGTACTAAGAAAGAAATCTCAATATAGATGTTATTATAGTCAAGATGGAACTGCAACTGGAGCTTCAGAAGGAATTATAGGAACACTTACTTCAAGAGGTTTTGAGTGGTCACAAATAGAAGGTATACAAGCTGCCGCTGTTACATCTGGATTTCTTTATAATGGATTAGAAGATACATTTCATGGTGATAGAGATGGATATGTTTATAATCATGATACAGGAAATGATTTTAATCCTGCTGGTACTGCTACAAATATATCAGCAATATATGAATCTCCTGATTTTGATTATGGAGATTTTGGAACTTTAAAGACTTTAGAATATATAAAGATTTCTTTATTTCCAGAAGGTGCATGTGAGCCTTCAGTAAGAACTAGATTTGACTATGATAGTACAGATAGAACACAACCAACAGACGCAAGTATTGTAGCATCAAAACCTTCTATATTCGGAAACTCTGATGCATTATTTGGAACAAGTATTTTTGGTGCGCAAGAGCAACCATTAGTTAGAACAACATTAACAGGAAGCGGATTTAGTAATTTGTTTAAGATATTTAGTGATGATAGGAAAGCACCTTATACAATAAACGGACTCTATGTCAGTTATAGACCTTCAGGGAGACAAGGATAATGGCAGTATACACACGACAAAGCTCATTCGCAGATGGCGACACAATAACAGCAGCTTTATTTAACAATGAATTTAATCAACTATTAGCAGCCTTTAATGTAAGTACAGGACATACACATGATGGTTCAACCACAGGTGATGGTGGTCCTTTATCTACTCTTTTTAGTAATGCTATAAGTTTTGGTACAAATGCAGATACAGATATTGTTGTAACTTTTAATGCTAATACTGCTGATGGTGTATTAACATGGATGGAAGATGAAGATTACTTTCAATTTTCAGATGACTTGTTACTCACAACAACAGAAAAATTACAGTTTAGAGATACAGCTATTTATATTAATTCTAGTGCTGATGGTCAATTAGATTTAGTAGCTGATACAGAAATACAAATAGCAGCCACAACTGTTGATATCAATGGTAATGTAGATGTCTCCGGTACATTAACTGTTGCAGGTAATACAAGTTTTGGTGATGCTAATATAACTAATGTTGGTAGTATTGCTCTAGACTCAATAACAAATGATGGCACAGATATAACTTTAGATTCTAGTAATGATATTGTCATAGATGCTGAAGGCGGTAATATAGAATTTAAAGATGCTGGAACACTTCAATTATCTTTAGATATGGATGGTACTTCAGGCGTACAGATTGTTAAGCTTGGTGTAGATACTGATGATTTAGTATTTCAACAATACGATGGTAATGAAGTTGTTCGTATAGCTGATGATAGAAGACTATACTTCTTTGATAAAGGTGGTGAGTATATCTATGGTGATGGTACAGATTTACATATTGTATCAGGAGCTGATATAAACATACCTGCTAGTATAGGATTAACATTTGGTGATGATGGCGAAAAGATAGAAGGTGATGGAACTGATCTAACTATTACAGGTAATAATATTAAACTTACTGCAACTGCTGATGTTGTTTTAGCAGCTAATACAGGATTAGTACTTGATGGTTCAGGAAATGAAAAGATAGAATCAGATGGTACAGACATTTCAATTAGTGTTGGTTCTGGTGGTGATATTAATATTCCTGCTGACATCGGTGTTACTTTTGGTAATGATGGTGAGAAGATAGAAGGAGACGGAACAGACCTTACAATTAGTGGTAATAATATAAATCTAACAGCTAGTACTGATGTTGTTATACCTAATAATGTAGGTATTCAATTTGGAGGAGCTTCAGAGAAAATAGAAGGTGACGGAACTGATTTAACTATTTCTGCAAATAATTTAACTGTAGATGCAGCGGCTGATATTATACTTGATGCTGCTGGAAATAATGTAACCTTTAAATCAGGTGGAACATCTATTTTAGATATTAGTAATAGTTCTAGTGATGCAGTTATAACATCTAGTGTTGAAGATAAAGATATCATATTCAAAGGTGATGATGGTGGTTCTGCAATAACAGCTTTAACACTTGATATGTCTGCTGCAGGTGCTGCAACATTTAATGACATGATTACTGCTGTTGGAACTTCTGTATTTACAAACTTAGATATCTCAGGAGATGTAGATGTAGATGGTACTTTAGAAACTGATGCACTAACTATTAATGGAACAACTTTAGCTGAAACTATTGCTGATACTGTAGGTGCTATGGTAGGTTCTAATACTGAATCAGGTATTACAGTAGCTTACCAAGATGCAGATAATACATTAGACTTTACAGTTGGAACATTAAACCAAGATACTACAGGTACTGCTGCTATTGCAACTACAGTTACTATAACAGACAATGAAAGTACAAACGAAGAAAATGCTGTTATATTTACAGCAGGTGGAGATGTAGATGGCGGTAACTTAGGTTTAGAGTCAGATGGTAACTTAACTTATAATCCAAGTTCAGGAACACTAACTGCTACAGCTTTTGCAGGAGCATTAACAGGTAATGTAACAGGAAATGCTTCGGGTACAGCAGCTACAGTAACAGGTGCAGCCCAATCAAACATTACAAGTTTAGGAACTCTTACAACACTTACAGTTGATAATGTAATTGTTAATGGTACAACAATAGGTCATACTTCTGATACAGATTTAATGACTCTTGCTGATGGTGTTTTAACAGTAGCAGGTGAGTTAGACGCTACAACTTTAGATATATCAGGCGATGCAGATATAGATGGTACATTAGAAGCTGATGCAATAACCATAGGTGGAGTTACTTTAGCTGAAACTATTAGTGATACTGTAGGTGCTATGGTAGGTTCTAATACTGAAACAGGTATTACAGTTAGTTATCAAGATGGTGATAACACATTAGACTTTGCACTCGGAGCAGCTCAAACTACAATTACATCTTTATTAGCTACAGATATTAAGATTGGTGAAGATGATCAAACTAAGATAGACTTTGAAACTGCTGATACAATTAACTTCTATGCTGGAAATGAAAAACAATTAATATTAACTGATGGAGCTTTAACTCCCGGTGCTGATAATATTCTTGATTTAGGATCATCTAGTGTAGAATTTAAAGATGCTTTCTTTGATGGTACTGTAACTTCCGATGCTTTTGCAGGACCATTAACAGGCGATGTAACAGGTACATCTTCTAAAGTTACAGTTTCAGACAGCTCTGCAGATACTAATTTCCCTGTAGTCTTTCATGATGAAGGAACAGGAAATACTTTATTAGACGACACAGGAGCTTTACGATACAATCCAAGCTCAGGAACACTTATTATTCCTGCTGTAATCTTATCTGGTAATGCAGACTTTAATGGTGATTTAGATGTTGATGGTACATCTAACCTAGATGCTTTAGATGTTGATGGTGCTACAAACTTTGCAGCAGATGTAACTTTTGCAGATGGTGCAGATATAATAACTGCTTCAGCAGGAACAAGTAACTTTAGAGCAGGTGTTAATGCAGGTAATAGCATTGCAAGTGGCGGTAATTATAATGTTGTTGTCGGAGATGAAGCTGGTACGGCTTTAACGACTGGAGATAACAATGTAGCTATTGGATTTGAAGCTCTTAAAACTGAAGATGCTCATGGTCAGAATGTAGCGGTAGGTCATCAAGCTTTAAAAACACAAGATGCAGGAGCAAATGCTGCTAATACTGCTGTTGGTTATCTTGCAGGTACTGCTGTAACTACAGGAGTAGTAAATACTTTAATTGGCGGTAATGCAGGTGATTCTATAACATCTGGAGGATATAACACAGCCGTAGGTTATGCTGCTCTAGCTACAGAAGATACAGGTAATAGATCAACAGCTATGGGATATAATGCATTAGGCACACAAAATAATGATGCTAATAATGATAATACAGCCATTGGATATAATGCTGGTGCTGCAGTAAGTTCAGGAATTAACAATACGCTTGTGGGCGCTCATGCTGGCGATGCTCTTAATAGTGGTTCTCATAATACTGCTATGGGTGCTGCAGCTTTAACCTCACAAACTACTGCAGCTCAATCGGTTGCTATTGGTTATGTTGCAGGTTATTCTAATGTTAGTAGTCTTGAAAATACATTTTTAGGCTCTCAAACAGGATATATTACAACCGGAGGATACAATACTTTTGTGGGTTATCATGCTGGTATTGATAATACTAGTGGTGAATATAATACTTTCGTAGGTAGAAAAGCAGGTTTTAGAAATAGTACAGGACTTTATGGTGTTTGTATAGGTGTTGGAGCTGGATCGGCAGCAGGTGATGATCACGCTACTGAAGGAACAACATGTGTCGGATATAATGCTGGAGGTGGTATAACAACTGGAGATAATAATACAGTTATGGGTCATTTAGCTGCAGATGTTTTAGCAACTGGAGCTAGATGTGTAATTCTTGGTTATGCAGCAGCAGCTTCAGCAAATAATGTAGATGATGAAATTGTTATAGGTTCTAATGCTACTGGTAAAGGTACAGACACAAGCTTTATAAGCGCAAATGGTGGTCCTATTTATGCTGGAAATAACTCAGCGTCTTTGTCAACAACTTCTGACAGACGAATTAAGAAAAATATTGAGGACAACAATATAGGACTAGACAAAATTAATCAGATTCAAGTGCGTAATTTTGAATACCGCTTACCTGAAGAAGTTGACCCTGAACTTCCTCAAAGTGCAGCTATTGACAAAGAAGGAGTACAATTAGGTGTAATAGCACAAGAAGCTATGGAAATTTTACCAGATATAGTTAAACAAGAATCAACAGGATGTTATACAGTTGACCCTGATAATATTACTTGGTATTTGGTAAATGCAGTAAAAGAGCTTTCTGCTAAAGTTGATGAATTAGAAAATAACAAATGTAAATGTAAGGAGTAATAAGAATGGCAGTAACAAAAGATTTAACAAAAGCTATTCCAACTGAGAATAGTAGTAATCAAGTTACAAAGTGGTATTTAGAATATACATATGAAAATGATAGTGAGGGTGATTCTACTTACTATAAAAAGATTTTTCTAACGCATGTTCCTCAAACTGACATTAGTCCTAGTGGAACATCAGTAACTAACTTTACTTTACAGGCTAAAGGATCTTTTTCAAAAGCTAATTTAGTTGCTTTATGTCCGGTATCTCGTTGGGATACAGCATTTGCTAATATGGTAGATCAAGCTATTACTAACCCTGTAGCAACTACTACAGAAGATACATCTTTCTCAGTTCCGAGTTAAGATGATGATGGATGAAGAATTAAAAACAGTAGTAGATGTAATAGCTGTATCAGGAACTGCTGGTGCTTTAATGGGATGGCTACCTCCTCTAGCTGCTTTGTTTACATTGATATGGACAGGTATTAGGATATGGGAAACTGATACTGTTAAAGAACTTACTAATAGGATGAAATAATTATGGCTCGTAAAAGACAATATAAAAAGAGACAGGACTATCGCAAAGGCGGTAGGGTTCGTTTGCAAACAGGTGGAGCGCCTCAAAGAAAAGACTATGATACTGCTAGAGAATATAATCTAGATATGGCAGAGTATAGAAAATCACAGCAAGCACAACCTACAGTTGGTAACATAGGTATTAATCGACCTCAACCAACAGCAGAGCAACGAAAGGCGATGGAGGGGTTGAAGAGTGGGTCATCTGCTCTAAAGGAACTACAAAAATCTCAGCAAGCAGCACAAGGTTCGGCACAAAGAGCAACTCCTGCAGTTCAACCCGGAGTAGACTTCATCCCTAAAGGGATGTTACAACAACAACCTTTTCTTGGTAGTCCCGGAGGAATAGATCTTCCAACTCAAGGACCTGTACAACAACCTACGGGTGGTCCTTCACAAGGAACACAAATTGTTGGAAATGTAGGAGGTATAACACAACAACCTAATACTTTCACACAACAACCTCCACAAGGATTAGATAGTAGGGCTATAGCAGCAGATCCAGCAGGGTATGAAAGATTTTTACGGCAGGCTCAAGAACAAGAAAAACTTAGACCGGGTAGTACTTTTTTATCACAGCAAGGACAAAGAGGACAACCTCTACAACAAAGAGGACAGCCTGTACAACAAGAACAAGTGGTTACTCCAGAAGAACAGAGGGAGAGGGAGAGGGAAAGGCAGAGAAAACTTATGGAACAACAAGAAGAGTTCGCTATCAAACAGAAGGAACGAGCATCTGGATTAAGGGATTTATTTACTAATCGGTTAAATGAAACACCAGAACAGACAGAACAAAGAAGACAAGAGAGTGCTGGAATGATGCGCACTATGCAGTATACTCCAGAAGATCATATGGAAGCTTTAGCGTCACAAGTAAAAAGCGGAGAAATGACTGAAGAAGAAGCACGAATGCAAATTGAGTCTTTTATAGCTAGGGAGCCAGCACAACTGCAAATGGCTGGAGCAACAGCAATGCCTCAGATGGCTACAGCAAGTACAGCAAGTGCAGCAAGTGCAGCAGCACCTAAAAAAAGTGAGTATGCAGAGGAAAGAGGATCTTTAGATTCTGATGGGAATTATGTACCAACACTAGAGGATAAGTTAGCATCTGGTGAGGCTTTCAAAACAGATCAATATGGAAATATAATAACTTCAACTGACGCAACAAAAGTTTCTAAATCGAAAGATATTTATAGTGAAGGAACTCAAGCAGACCTTGCAGCAATGCAAAAAGAAGCAGAAGGAATGAGAGACAGACCTGAAGATACTTTTGGTGATACAACTTATAAGCCTAGTGCAGATCCTACTACTTATTTAGATACTAGGAGGGCTGATTATACTGGAAGTGAAACTCAGTCAGGTTCAACAAGAGATGTTAAAGAAATAAGTCGTTATTCAAGCAGGGATGCTACAGCAGGACAAGCTGATAGAGATATAGATATGCCAGCAGGTCAAGTTGATCAATTTACTGAAGCTCAAAATCAAGCTAAAGCTGAAGCTGCTAAATTCACAGCCGAACTAGCTGGTGATATGCCTCCTGTTAATCCTGCTACTGGTGAGTTATCTGAAGCTGCAAAAGCTAAAGTAGAGGAAATTAGACAATTATCAGGTCCTGCAGTAGCCGCTGAGTTTGAAAATTCTTTAGTAGAAAATGCAAAGGCTAAATCTGTTGAGGGAACTATTAGTGATGGAGCTTTTGTACCAGAGGTGACAGGTGTTGGAGGAGAAGTATCTGCTACTCCTGATGCAGAGGCAAAGGAAAGAGAGGGTATAACAGGTGAAAGAGCGCCTGATGGAAGTGCTGCCGATATTGCTCTAGACAAAATAGGTTATGACGCTGCTCAAAGAGGTAGTGTAAAAGGTGAAGCTAAAAAAGGAGAAGCAGAACAGTTTCTTGCAGAGGTAGGTAATTTACCTCCTGAAGTTACAAAGTCTATTACAGATGACCCAGTTACAGTTACAGCTCAGATAGCTAGTGAAGATGTAGATGTAATAGCTGCGGTAGCTGCTTTACCTCAAGAAGCTTTAGTGTCTTCACAAATGGAAGTTTTAGTGGGTGGTTTAGAAAGTGGTACAGTACCAACTTGGGCTAGACCTGCAGTAGATGCAATAAATCAAAGAATGGCTCAAAGAGGCTTAGATGTCTCTACAGTCGCTAGAGATTCTTTGTTTAATGCAATTATTCAAAGTGCTTTACCTATTGCTCAAAGCAATGCACAAGCCTTACAAGCTAGAGCTGCTCAAAACTTATCTAACGAACAACAAGCTAATCTTACTGAAGCTACTCAAGAACAACAATTAAGAATGGCTAACTTAGCAAATCGTCAAGGTGCTGAAACTCAAACAGCTCAGTTTGCTCAAGGACTTGTTACACAAGCTAGAGGTTTCCAACAAGAAGCAGGAATGGCTAATCTACAAGCTAGACAACAAACAGCTCAACAGAACTTAAATAATGAGCAAAACATAGAACTTGCTGATCTTAATGCTGAAATTGAAAGATTAGGAACAGATGCTACATTTGAGCAACAACGAAGAAGAGATGAGTTCTTAACTGCTGCAGATTTTCTTTCTAAGAATGCTGCATTTAAACAGCAAATGGAGTTATCTAATCTAACTAATGAGCAACAAATTAGACTAGCTAACCTTAGTGCATTAAATCAAGCTGATTCAGAAAGTCTAAGTAATGAGCAACAAACAGAGTTAGCTAACTTAAATAAAAGCATGCAAAGTAATTTAAGGAATGCTGAGTTAGCAAATTCTATGGGTATAGCTCAACTTAATGTTGATCAACAAAGAGCTATGCAAAACGCTACTATGACAGCTAATATGGATATGGCTCAATTTAATGCTGACCAACAAAGAGAATTAGCTAATAGTAAGTTTATGCAAACTGTAGTCTTAACAGACTTCAATGCTGAACAACAATCTATTATGCAAAATGCTACTGCATTAGCTTCAATGGACTTAGCAACAGTAGATCAAAGAACTAAGATAGCTATAACAAACGCACAAAGTTTTTTACAAATGGATATGAGTCTCTTATCAAATGATCAACAAGCTAAAATGCTAACAGCTCAACAAACACAACAAAGACTTTTAAGTGATCAGTCTTTTAAAAATGCTGCAAAACAATTTGGAGCTACAAGTGAAAATCAAACTAATCAATTCTTTGCAAGTCTTGGTCAAGCTATAGAATTAAATAACGCCTCTGCTTTAAATGCGCAAAGACAATTTAATGTTCAACAAGAAAATTTAATGAGAGCAGAAGAGTCAGGCATACAAGCAGATATTGATAAAGCAAATGCAGCTCTAGCAACAGAAGTTGAAATATTTAATTCTCAACAAGATTTTAATAGAAGAAAATGGAATGCTGCTAATGCTCAAGCAGTAGAACAGTCTAATATTAATTGGAGAAGACAAGCTAATACTGTTAATAATGCTGCTTCAAATCAAGCTGCTATGCAAAATGCTCAGAATTTATTTAACATGTCTTCACAAGCACAAGCCTTTTTATGGCAAGAGTTAAGAGACAGAGCATCTTATGAGTTTCAAGCTGGTCAAAAGTTTGAAGATAGAAAAACTATTTTATATGAGCAAGCTCTTGCAAATGCAGGAGCAACAGGAGCTACTTACGACAGCTTACTAGAGAGTGGTCTTGATGCTCTATTTGATGGTTTAGGTTTTTAATTAATTATAAGGAGAAAAAATTATGCCAGCACCTTCACTAATAGCCTCACTAATAACAACATTAGTAATGGCTTCTAGACCTGCTAAAAAAGCAATGGCAAGATTTACAGGTAAGATGCAAACAGTATTTGGTAGAGATGGAGGTAAAGTTGTTTCAGCATTAGCTATGATGGCTTTAGGAAGTTTTACTTCTGGTAAACTAACTACTTCTATGGGAGGAGCAACTTCCGGAGCAGGATCTGGAGCTGTAGGTACTCCTGATATGAACATACCAAACGGAGCAGGAATAGGTCAAGGTTTTGCTTCTAACTTTAATCCTGATATTCTCAGGACAAGCATGGATATCTTTGGAGCTGCTCAAGGTGGCGGTGCAAAGGAAAGTAAAGATGGTACTTTAAGTAGCTGGTTAGGTTTAGGACTGGATTTATTTGGTGCTTATAAACGAATGGGATCTTCAAAGAGTGAAGCTCAAAGACAACAAGAAGCTCAACAAAGAAGGCAACAAGCACTATTCGGACAAGCTAGTTCTTCTCAGAATTTATCTGGGCAAATTGTAACACCAGAAACTGTAGATGCAGCAGGTAATGTTGTTACAGCTAAAACACAAACATTAGAGGAAATGGCGGAAGAAATACAGGCAAACATTCCTTTACCAAGAGGTCCTTTACCAACAGGAGATCCTGAAGAAGAAAGAGAAGGTATAGACTGGGGTGATGTATGGGAGAGAACT